CTATTTGTTTGGTTTAGTTATTTGGAGTACGAAATGACACAAGAGCTGGTATCCGCAAAACAAGCATATGAGTGGGTCAAGACAGGTCACTGGCCGTTGCGTGAGTTTCTCGTATGGTTGCACCAAGTTGTTGAGGCCACACGAGACACGGAGGAAAAAGAATGAGTGACGGTGGAAAAGGCTCAGCGCCACGCCCTGTAGAAGTCCCACGGGACGAGTTCAACCGCCGCTGGGAGGAAACTTTCGGCAAGAAGCAACCCGCAGAGAAAAAGGACCATCTTGTCTACACCGAGGGTGTTGAGAGACAGCGGTGGCATGCTGATGGGAGCATCACGTTCAGAGATCCTGACGGAAACGTAACCCTACACATTGGAGGAAACACATGAGAACCGCATTCTTTTTAGAGGACACCCCACAGGGCCTCAAAACCAAGTTCGTATGGCAGGGCAATGGCTGCCAGGACCTACCTGCTGATTCAATCGCCATGCACGTCCAGGCCAACTTCATCAACATGGTGAAAGAGCTGGAGGAGAAGGGCTTACTGCGGATCGTCAAGGAGGCGGGGGAACCCTCCTCTACGCCCTGAGCTGGAGCTTCACAAAGGCATCCCTGATGGCAGCGGACTCGGTCCTGAATGGTCCGTCTTCGTCTGCCTGAACGATCCTGCCCTTGTGTCGCCGCATCCAGTACCAGCCGCCATACCTCAGAGGTTCACCCTGCAACCGCAGGCTGTTCCAGACCTTTGTGGTATGTCGATCTGCAAAGAACACCTCGACTCCTCCTTTCTTGACTGACTCAAGAACATCATTCGACAAACGCATATTCCATATCCCTTCGCTGTGAAAAGTGTCGCTTGGAATTGACGGATTCAGGCAACAGTTGTCAAGGTGGAAGGTAACCATCTGGTGCACTACTTTTGGCCAGACACTTGCCAAGTGGAAACTGTTGTTGACCGGACTCGTGTGGTGTGAGATTCTCCTCAGCGTCACTAAGACGCATAAGAGGAAGTCAAGCTCAATGACCCCTAGAGACGCTATACGGTTCCTCACTGGTATCTCTGCGATAGACTCAGAGATGCCATTGGGGCAGGCAAAGTGCCTGTTTGTTGTGGCTGAAGAAGAAGAGGGTCTGTCCCTCTCCGAAATCGCTAAAAGAGCAGGTATAGGGTTGGCCACTGCTAGTCGACATATTGGTGCACTCGGTAAGATCAACAGGAAGAAGGAGACAGGACTACTCCTCATCGAGTCTTTTGAGGACCCGATGGAGAGACGTAAAAAGATAATCCGGCTCACCAAGAAGGGCAGGATCGCCATCAACAAGATTTTGGGAGATAACTGACATGCCAATCTATGAACGTGGTGGGGCTTACATGGTGTCTGTGGGCAGCGGTGCACACCGGTTCCGTGAGAGCTTCAAGACCAAGAATGAAGCTGAGATCGCTGAGCTGGAGGCACTGACCCGTCAGAAGTCCACAGGAAGCCCTCTAAAACCCGCAGGAAGGCCCTCAAAGCTGCCTGCTGGTACCCATACCCTCAAAGAGGCTCACGACCTCACCTGGAGGCTCTATTGGAAAGAGGATAAGGGCCAGGATACCCACAAGATTTTCTGCAAGGCTGTCTTCGAGCAGATCCCTGAAGATACTCCGGTCTCGGAGATCACCTTCGACATGGCACTGGATGCAGTCGAGGCCTGGGAGGAGGAGGGCAACAAGGGTCAGACGGTCAACCACAAGATCTCTCACCTCTCCAAGATGCTGACCACAGCCATGGAGAAGGACTGGATCAAGGCCATGCCCAAGCTGCCCCGCAGGAAGCCTGGTAGCCACCGCATCCGCTGGATGGACGAGATTGAAGAGAGCAGGGCACTGGCCATGTGTCGGCAGCTCGATCTCCACCAGCTCTACGACTTCATCGTGGTGGCTGTGGACACAGGGTTCCGTAGGTCGGAGCTACTGGGTCTGCACAAGTCTGACTTCGCCAATGGGATGCTCCATCTCCATGCTGGGCAGACCAAGAGCGACAAGGCCAGGGCTGTCCCAGTGACCCAGAGGGTGGCCGAGATCCTGCACCGCAGGGGCAACCAGCTCCGTCCTTTCGACTACACCTTCCACACCCTCAGGCGTGAATGGTGGGACCTGAAGACGGCCATGGGGCTGGAGGATGACCCTCAGTTCTGTGTGCACATGCTGAGGCACACCTGTGCATCACGTATGGTCCAGCGCGGGGTGCCCCTGGCAGTGGTTCAGGTGTGGATGGGTCACTCCTCCATCACCACGACCATGCGTTATGCCCACCTGGCACCGAGTAATCTTCAGGCCGGTAAGCAGGCCCTGGAGCAAGTAACGGTGAGGCCCACACTCATGGTTGTGAACGGGTAAAGACCACCTGTCACAGGCCATTGAGCTGTGACAACTGAGGCTGATTTTCGTGGATCTGTGACAACCTAAGTCGTTGATTTCTCTTGTATCACCCAGCTTGAGGTGCTAGTGGAGAAATCCGTGGAGGTTCGAGTCCTCTCGACCGCACCAGATTCAAACAGCTCAGTTCGACTTAGAACCTCCTGAGAAATCAGGGGGTTCTTTTCGTTTCAACGGAACAGTTACCAAATGGAGAGTGTTACCTAAGGACAAAGGTTTCCTTTAGACTCTTCGTGTGACAACTAATGTGTCACAAACGGTGACAATCACTTGACGGTAGACAACCAATGAGAACGTAGGAGGAACTCCAATGGTTGCACAATTGGATAGACGAAAGAGAGACTAGAGATTTATCTCTAGTTATCTTCTCTAAGATAATTACTCAAAGGTATATTATCTATAGTTACCACTACAACAGGAACCTAAACATGATCAACATGAATCCAGACGATGACCTCATGAGCATTCAAATCCAGCTCGAAGAGGGAATGACACAGCGAGGAGCAGACCGGTACATCCGTGATGTCTCCAAGGCCATCCATTCAGGTCGCGAAGAGAGCACTGCCTACGGGACCACGATCCTGGCTCACCGCCTGGAGACGCTCGCTACGGCCATCGATGAGTGGAAGGTAGGGATGTCCGAGGGAAGGGCAGGACGGTTCTCTACGACCTATCCCAAGGTCAAGGACGTACCATCCAAGATGCTGGCCTTCCTGACCCTCAAGGCGATCCTGTCGGGGATCTCCAGCCTCCGCACCCTGCAGTTCGTGGGTGTCGCTATCGGCACGGCCATCGAGGACGAGCTGCGGTTCGCTGGCATCCGTGAGCTGGAGCGCAAGCAGTACGAGAAGATCCTGATCGGGGCGAAGAAGCGCACCTCAGGCCACTACCGCCACATCTACGCTGTCCGTCAGGCTGACCGCACGGGTGATGGTTGGAAGCGTTGGGTTCGCACTGACCGCCTCCATGTGGGGATCAAGATGCTGGACATCGCGATCCAGTCTGTGGGCCTGGTCGAGCTGACCCACCAGAAGGTCGATAAGGACCAGTCCATCAAGTACGTGAAGGCCCTGCCTGAGACCCTTGAGTGGATCGAGAAGAAGAACGAGGTGACTCAGTTCCTCCGTCCTGTCTACGAACCCATGGTGGTGCAGCCCAAGGATTGGACCACGCCCTTCAACGGTGGGTACATCTCCTCCAACATCAAGCCGATCCGCCTGGTGAAGTCGAAGAACAAGGCCTACCTGGACGAGCTGAAGCACACCGAGATGCCCATCGTCTACGAGGCAGTGAACGCCCTCCAGCGTACCGCCTGGCAGATCAACAGCCAGGTGTTCGATGTGATGGAGCAGCTCTGGGCTACGGGTTCAGAGGTCGCTGGTCTGCCTCCTCGTGAGGGTCTGCCTCTACCGGCCAAGCCACACGACATCGACACCAACGAGGAAGCCAAGAAGGAATACCGCATCGAGGCTGCCAAGATCCACGTCCAGAACCTATCCATCTTGGGTCAGAGGATCGGATTCAACATGGCCCTGGGGATTGCCCGTAGGTACGAGAAGTTCCGCAAGATCTTCTTCCCCTACCAGCTTGATTTCCGTGGTCGCATCTACGCTGTCCCCCACTTGAATCCCCAGGGGTCTGACTTTCAGAAGGCTCTGTTGCGTTTTGCCAACGGTAAGCCATTGGGCAGCGAGGGTTGGAAATGGTTGGCTATCCACGGAGCCAACGTTGCTGGGTACGACAAGGCCAGCTTTGAAGACCGTGTCAATTGGGTACAGGATAATGAAGATGAAATCATTGCAATTGCGCGAGATCCTTACGGATTTCGAGGATGGTGTAGTACGGTCGGGGGTGTCGAGATCGACAAACCTTGGCAGTTCCTTGCCTTCTGCTTCGAGTGGGCTGGGTTTACTGAGCATGGTGAGTCGTTCGTATCAAAGCTGCCCGTGGCTATGGACGGTTCATGCTCTGGCATCCAACACTTCTCTGCCATGCTACGTGACGAGGTTGGAGGACGTGCCGTCAACTTGGCTCCAGCAGATCTGCCGCAGGATGTTTACCAGCTCGTGGCGAACAAGGTTCTTGAACAAGTCAACCACGACCTGGTCCACGGTACCGATGATGAGCTGAAGCACACCGAAGAGGGTGTCGCCTACGTCAAGCACGGGACCAAAGCCCTGGCACAGCAGTGGCTGGACTTCGGGATCACCCGCAAGGTGACCAAGCGATCCGTCATGACGCTGGCCTACGGCTCCAAGGAGTACGGCTTCAAGGAGCAGCTCATGGAGGACATCATCCGCCCAGCCAAGCAGTCGGGTAAGCCCTTCCCCTTCCAGGGTGACGGCTACCAGGGTGCACAGTACATGGCCAAGGCTATCTGGACTTCGGTCAACAAGGTCCTGGTCAAGGCTGGTGAGGCCATGCGCTGGCTCCAAGGGGCTGCCTCTCTGGCTGCCTCTGAGGAACTCCCTGTCCGCTGGACAACCCCTGTGGGTTTCCCTGTGATGCAGGCCTATGCCGATCTGGAGAAGCGCAAGGTGAAGACCGCGATCAACGGGAAGCTGGTGTACCTCACGATGTACCAGGAGAAGGACAATCTGGACCGCCGCAAGCAGTCCTCTGGGATCGCTCCCAACTTCGTCCACTCCTGCGATGCAGCCCACATGATGCTGACTGTGGTCCGTGCCAAGCAGGCAGGCATCGACAACTTCGCCATGATCCATGACTCGTTCGGGACCACGGCAGGGGATGTCGAGCAGCTCTACCACACGGTGCGCGAGGGCTTCACCGAGATGTACGGCGAGATCGATGTGATCGAGTCCTTCAGGGATGAGATCCATGAGCAGCTCTCTGAGAAGAACCGAGAGAAGCTCCAACCCTTACCGGCCCGTGGCTCCTTGGACCTGTCCGAGGTGGTCAACAGCCGATATTGCTTCGCCTAAACGTTTACCAGTTGGCAATGGTTGCACAATTGGAATACCCAAACTTTCAAAGGAACCCCTATGTCTACCAAGACGATTGCCATGGCTTGCCGTGATTCAAACGGCGGCATTGTGACTGTGACCCAGGATTACGACGACGATTGTTCCTGGAATGCGATTGCCTACCAGTTCTCCTGCCTCTTGCACGGCATGGGATACCGCCTCGACGTTGAAGAGGTCGGCGCTGACATTGAAGCATTTATTCTCGCTACTGAAAAATCTGAAGGAGCCTTTTGATGTACCGCATTGTTTTCCCTGACGGAACATTCCGCACCGCCAACTCTATTGCAGAGCGCAACCAGATCATTCGTGAAATGAAAGAAGCCTACGAAGGCTATTTGAAGTAAGGACTTTATGACTAAAGCAAAGAACCCCCGATACACAACGCCTGCAGGCATTGCTCAGTATCCCTATCTCACCAAGCCCGACACCAAGTTCAATCCTGATGGCGAGTACAAGATCTCTCTGGAGGTCAAAGACCCCAGCGCATCTGCTCCTCTCGTCACCTTTTTGGATGAACAGTTTGAGGCTTCATTGGCCAAGGCCAAGAAGGAGAACCCTGGCAAGCGCATCAAGGAAGGTGAACCACCCTACCAGGTGAACGACGAGACCGGCTCTGTGACCTTCCGCTTCAAGCTGAAGGCCAAGGTAACCCCCAAGCAGGGTGATCCTTTCGAACAGCGCCCAGCCATCTTCGACGCCAAGGGCAAGCCCCTGCAGGATGCGAAGATCGGCGGCGGCTCCAAGGTGAAGGTCGCCTACGAGCTGATCCCCTACTACACCGCCATCGCTGGTGCTGGTGTGTCTCTCCGACTGAAGGCTGTCCAGGTGATCGACCTGGTTGAGTTCAGTGGTGGCGCAAGTGCCGATGCCTATGGCTTCGGTGAAGAAGAGGGTTACGAGGCGGAAGATACCCCCGCTGAAGAAAATGGTTTCACCAACGAAGAAGAGTCCGACAACAAGGACTTCTAAGAAACCGTTGAGCACAGCACAGGTCGGACTCAAATACGGGTTCCGATCTGGTCTGGAGGAACGCATCGCAGAGGACCTCACATCCAAGGGTGTGGGGTTCTCCTTTGAGGAACTGGTTATCCCCTATGTGAAACCAGAGAAACCCGCGAAGTACACTCCTGACTTTGTACTGGCTAACGGCATTATCATCGAGAGCAAAGGTAGGTTCCTCACTGAGGATCGCCAAAAGCATTTGCTCGTTCAGAAGCAACATCCTGAGTACGACATACGATTTGTATTCAGCAACTCACGTACCAAAATTTCAAAGCGTAGTAGTACAACTTACGCGCATTGGTGTGAGAAGCACAACTTCAAGTACGCAGACAAGGAGATACCTGATGCGTGGCTGAAGGAGAAACATAATGGTTTACAAAGCTAATACTAAGGTCCGTGACAGCACGGACTATATTGCAATTCACTGCTCTGCCACTGGTCCCAAGCAGAACATTGGTGCAGCAGACATCGACAAGTGGCATCGAGCCAAGGGATGGAAGTGCATCGGCTACCACTATGTCATCAAGCGTGATGGCACGGTGGAAGAGGGACGCGAAGAGGCGACCATTGGTGCCCATGTGGAGAACTGGAACGCCCACTCTCTCGGCATCTGCATGGTCGGTGGTGTCAGTGCTGACGATCCCAAGATCGCACAGGACAACTTCACCCCTGCCCAGTGGGCTGCCCTCAAGACCCTCCTGACGAAGCTCAAGGCGAAGTACCCGAAGGCCCACATTCAGGGTCACCGAGAGTTCCCTAACGTTCACAAGGAATGTCCCTGCTTCGATGCAAGCAAGTGGGCACATGAGAACGGCTTCCAGTAATGGTTGCACAATTGGATAACTAACCTAAGGATTCTATGGACAAAGACGAAAGTACATTCCTACGACACATACCTTGTGAGAACTGTGGTTCGTCTGATGCAAATAGTTTGTATAGCGACCAACATCAATTTTGTTTTGCCTGCAACACGCACGTCAAAGGAGACGGTAGTTGTTCAGAAGTACCTGCGGAATCGAAAAAGAAGGAACGAGGATTGATCTCAGGGTCATACCAGGACCTGATCAAGAGAGGTATCCGAGAGGACACCTGCAGGAAATTTGGCTACCAGGTTGGAGAGTTCCAAGGGCGCACTGTCCAGATTGCCCCGTACTACGATGCGAGTGGAACCCTTATTGCCCAAAAGATCCGTACCCCGAACAAGGACTTCTCGGTCCTGGGGAACATCTCCACAGCCCAACTCTTCGGAGCGAACCTGTGGAATAGCGGGAAGAAGATCGTTGTCACTGAGGGTGAGATCGACTGCCTGACCGTGAGTCAGGTGCAGGGCAACAAGTGGCCTGTGGTCTCCGTCCCTAACGGGGCACAAGGGGCCAAGAAGGCTGTTCAGAAGAACCTGGAGTACCTCAACCAGTTTGAGGAAGTGATCTTCATGTTCGACCAGGACGAGCCTGGCAAGAAGGCCATGGCTGAGTGCGTTGAACTCTTCGAGGCAGGCAAGGCGAAGATCGCCACGCTCCCCTTCAAGGATGCCAACGAGTGCCTCCAGAAGGGGCAGCCTGAGGCCATCGTCTCTGCCATGTGGAATGCCAAGGCCTATCGCCCTGATGGCATCCTCGCTGGTGAGGACCTCTGGGACCAGGTGTCCAGCACAGAGGTCATCCCCTCCGTGGCCTACCCATGGGAAGCCCTGAACACCATCACACACGGTGCCCGTAAGGGTGAGCTGGTGACGATGACGGCAGGCTCCGGTGTTGGTAAGTCAGCCATCGTTCGTGAGGTTGCTCACCACCTGATCAAGGCCGGTGAGACAGTCGGCATGATCATGCTCGAAGAGAACCCTAAGCGTACAGCTCTTGGTCTCATGGGCATTGAACTCAGCAAACCCCTGCACCTCAGCAGAGAGGGAGTAAGTGAAGAAGATCTACGTGGCGCTTTCGCTGCCACTCTGGGCACTGGTCGTGTATATCTTTACAACCACTTTGGTTCTTCTGATATTGACAATCTCATTTCCAGAGTCCGCTTCCTTGCAAAGGGTTGCGGTTGCTCTTGGATTATCCTCGATCACCTCAGCATCGTGGTCTCTGGCCTGGGCGATGGTGACGAAAGACGACTCATCGACAATGCTATGACAATGCTCCGTACCCTGGTCGAAGAGACCGGCGTAGGCATGTTCCTCGTGTCACACCTCAAGCGTCCTTCGGATGGCAAGGGGCATGAGGAAGGAGCCAAGACATCACTGTCTCAGCTCCGTGGCTCACACTCGATCGCTCAGCTCAGTGACATGGTCATTGGCCTGGAGCGCAACCAACAGGGTGACAACCCCAACGTGACAACTCTGCGTGTCCTGAAGAACCGCTTTAGTGGTGAGACAGGGGAGGCGGGTTGCCTTTTGTATAGTCGTGACACTGGTCGTCTCTCGGAGACTACTGGTGATTTCAAAGATGAAACTAACTCGGAGTTTTAATGGTAGAAAAAGAAATGACATTTGGTGAGAAGGCCGTTGGCCTCACCTTCAATCCCAGCAACGACAATGCTGTGGACGTAGCGAAGCGCACTTGTGCTGTCCTAATTGATCAGATGCACGATCTTCGCAATTCAACTGACAACCCTGAGATCAAGCGTATGGCTTCCGTGGCTATCACCGAGATCCAGACTGCTCAGATGTGGGCCGTCAAAGCTATCACTTGGAAGTTTTAAATGACACAGAATCAGATTCTCCTCGCACATTTCAAGAAGGCCAAGAGCATTTCGCAGCGTGAAGCATTGGTGGATTATTCCATCCAGTCTTTGACTAAACGTATCAGCGAGCTGAAGGCCATGGGTCACAACATCGAGACCCAGCACAAGAAGCACCCAGTGACTGGCCAGCGTTACGCTCGCTACGTCCTGAAGAAGTAAAGATTACGGGGTGAATGCGCAGGCTGATGCGCAATGCTTGTAACTGGTGTTTCCAGCCGCCGCAAAGTGAAGCGGGTTCAAGAACTCAAGCATGCGATTCCAACTGTTCGGGGATCAGCACCGACCACCCCACCTATTTACCGCACGTCGAAAGGGACAGCGTGGCACTTATATTCGATTTGGAAACAGATGGATTGCTGGATGAAGTAAGCAAGATACATTGTTTGGTGATGAAGTGGACTGAGACAGGGATCGTTAAGACGTTCACAGCAGAGAACATGGAGGAGGGGATTGAGTCACTCCTTTGGTCTAATGGTCCCATCGTTGGGCACAACATTATCAAGTACGACATTCCTGTTATTGAGAAGCTGTACCCTGGTGTTAAATTCAACCAGGACAAGGTCTTCGACACATTGGTTGCCACGCGACTGATCTGGGCAAACATCAAAGACACTGACAACGTTCTCCTCAAGCAGGAGAAACTCCCAGGGAAACTCTTTGGGTCACACTCACTGGCTGCCTGGGGCTACCGCCTCGGCAACTACAAGGGTGACTACGATGGTGGCTGGGAGACGTTCTCTCAGGAGATGCTCGACTACTGCGTCCAGGACGTGGAGGTCACAGCCCAGCTCTACCAGAAGATCGTAGATAAGAACTATTCCCAACAGGCTCTGGACCTAGAGCACCAGGTGGCATGGCTCATGGCACAGCAGGAGCGTAACGGCTTTTGCTTTGACGTGCCTAAGGCTGCTGAGCTGCTGTCTCGCTTGGTCCAACGCCGTGGGGAGCTGGAGAGGGAACTCAAGGAGTACTTTGGCTCCTGGGAGGTACAGCTCCCCGACTTCATTCCGAAGGTCAACAACAAGACCCTAGGCTACACCAAGGGTGTGCCCGTCAAGAAGGTCAAGGTGATCGAGTTCAACCCCTCGTCCCGTGACCACATCGCTGACCGGCTCATCACCCTCTACGGATGGAAGCCCAAGGATTTCACTGAGGGTGGCAAACCCATGGTGGATGAAGTTGTCCTGAGCAAACTGAAGTACGAACCCTGCAAACAATTGACTGAGTATCTACTCGTCCAGAAGCGCATCTCTCAACTCAATGAGGGTGGGCAGGCATGGATGAAGTGTGAAAAGAACGGAAAGATTCATGGATCTATTAACCCGAACGGAGCAGTTACTGGACGTGCTACTCACAGTTATCCGAATATGTCTCAAGTGCCTGCTTCTAGCTCTCCTTATGGGCTTGAGTGTCGTAGCCTTTTTACTGTGCCTGATGGTTGGCACTTGGTTGGGGCAGATGCTAGTGGCCTAGAACTCCGCTGCCTTGCTCACTTCATGGCCAAGTGGGACGGTGGCAAATACGCTGAGGTACTTTTAAGTGGAGACATTCACACAGAAAATCAGAAAGCTGCTGGACTGGAGACCAGAAACCAAGCAAAGACCTTCATCTACGCATTCTTGTATGGTGCTGGGGACGCGAAGATCGGGTCCATTGTTGGTGGAAATGCGACCCACGGTAAGCAGCTCAAATCCAAGTTTCTACGTTCATTGCCTGCCCTCGGAAAGTTGGTCGAAGCCGTTGGAGCTGCTGCAAAACGCGGTTACCTCATTGGACTTGACGGACGAGCAATACATGTTCGTAGCTCACACGCTGCACTGAACACCCTATTGCAGGGTGCTGGTGCTTTGGTGTGTAAGCAGTGGCTTGTGTTCCTAGAGGCTGAGCTGCAGAAGCACTTCAAGCATGGCTGGGATGGGGACTACTGTTTCTGTGCCTGGTCACATGACGAGGTGCAGATCGCTTGCCGTACCGAAGAGACTGCTCGGAAGGTTGCAGAAATTGCAACCAACTGTGTACTCCTAGCTGGCCAACACTTTAACTTCCGCTGCCCCACTGCCGGTGAATCCAAGATCGGCAAGACGTGGGCAGACACCCATTGATGAATCGAAGCTCATTCAATCAGATCCTCCTCACGGCCTACCGCCAGGGCATCTCCCTCCAATCGAACATCGCAAGAGAGTTCGACCAGGAGATTGCTGCTCTGGCCAGCCTTGGGTTGATCACAACTAAAGACGCTCCCCATTCCTACGGGCGTATCTGGCGAATAACGGAAGAGGGTCTGGGCCTCCTTCGTGAAGAAGGTTATTTATGAAACATGAAAAGCTGCGACCTGATGCAGTGCGAGTCATGGGCCGCAACTATGTTGTCATCTATGAAGACGACTCATTGCTTGGCACCGAGAACCTAGGGCTGTGTAACAACCACCAGTGCGTCATCATCATCAAAGATGGTCAGCACCCAGTGGAAGAAGCAGACACCTTACTCCATGAGATCTTCCATGCGGTCTGGTACTGCATGAGTATCTCCATGGGTGGAGCCGATGAAGAGGTGGTGGTTCGCCGCATGGCCTCTGGCATGATGGGAGTTATCATGGATAACCCTAAGCTCCTCAAATATTTCCAGTCAATTCAGAACCCACAACACTTGGTACTTTAAACATGAACATCACTGACATTGCTGTCGAATATATGGACCACATGGGGAGCGACCTCACTGTGGTGAACGCTGCACGAGTCAGCTTCGATAAGGAACACGAGGAGTTCGACCACCGGACAGACCGCGGCCTCATCAAGTACCTCGCTCAGCACAACCACTGGTCCCCGTTCGCTCATTGCTCAGTGACGTTCCGTGTGAAGGCTCCCATCTTTGTTGCTCGCCAGTTGGTGAAGCACACCGTGGGTTTCTCCTGGAACGAGGTGAGCCGTCGCTACGTGGACAATGAACCCGAGTTCTATTTCCCCGCTGAGTGGCGAGCACGAGCAGAGAACGTCAAGCAGGGCAGCAGTGATACCTCCGTGCTGTTCCTCGCTGACCCAGCCCGTGTGTCCTGCAGCCAGGCCCTGAGCACGTACCACTACATGCTGAAGGCCGGTGTCTGTCCTGAGCAGGCTCGTATGGTTCTCCCTCAGAACACCCAGACAGAGTGGATCTGGACCGGAACCCTGTACGCCTGGGCACGTATGTGTCAGCTACGACTTGACAGCCACACCCAGAAAGAAACACGAGAGGTAGCTGAGTACATCTCAGACAACCTAGCGAACCTCTACCCCACCTCGTGGGAATTCCTCATGCACCACGAGAAGAAAGAAAAAGTATGCGCGTTGCTCTCATAGATGCTGACATCCTGGCTTACCAGGCAGCAATCGTTTCCGAACAGTCCTTTGACTGGGGCGATGGTATGTGGACCCTCCACGCCTTCGAACCCGATGCGATCAGGGCCTTCAACACAATCCTCAACACCATCGTTGAGAAGACCAAGGCTGACGACTTCTACCTGATGTTCTCTGATCGAGACAATTGGAGGAAGGGTGTGCTGCCTACCTACAAGAGCAACCGCTCTGGTGTGCGTAAGCCCATGCTCCTGCGTTTCCTCAAGGAGATCGCTGAGGAGAACTACAAGTGCATCACTATGCCTGGCCTAGAGGGTGACGATGCCCTGGGTATCTGGCTGACACAGCCCTCCAAGTTGGAGCCTGTCCGCGAGCTGATCCTCTGCTCCATCGACAAGGACTTCAAGACGATCCCTGGCAAGCACTACAACTTCAAGACCGATGAGTTCTTTGAGATCTCTGAGCACGAAGCTGACAAGTGGCACATGATCCAGACGCTGACCGGTGACACCACTGACGGCTATGCTGGATGCCCAGGCTGTGGCCCTAAGACAGCCGAGAAGATCATCCAGAAGGCGCTGGAGGAGGGCACCCCATGGGCCAACCCTGCTCAGCTCCGAGAGATCTATTGGAAGCACGTTGTCGCCGCCTACGATAAGGCTGGCTTTGGTGAGGAGGAAGCACTGGTTCAGGCCCGTGTCTCTCGTATCCTCCGTCACGACGACTATGATTATCTGAACAAGAAAGTAATACTATGGACCCCGACTTGCACAAATTCTTTAGCCACCGCCCAATGACAACTCAGATCCTTGAGAGCACCACCGAGGAGGAGGAAGCATGGAAGGCTTGCCAGAAGTCTGTTGCTTCCGGTGTGACCGATGGCTCTAAGCAGCACAAGCAGGTTGGTGGTGAGCATTACTTCAATGCCATCCAGCCATGGGACATCATCCGTGCCTGGGATCTCAACTACTGGGAAGGTAACATTATCAAGTATGTCCTGCGTCACAAAGGCAAGAACAAGGAAGAGGACCTGGCTAAAGCTATCCACTACCTCGAATACATCATTGAGAAATACGATGAACTTTACCCAGTATCAAAATGAAGCCATGAGCTTTCGGCTCAGTACAGCCGATGACATCTACGCCATGATGAACCTAGCAGGGGAGGTAGGTGAACTCCTATCCCTCGAAGCCAAGGGTCGTCGTGATGGATACAACTTAGTGGACTACAAAGAGAACCTCACAAAGGAACTCGGAGACATCCTCTGGTGTGTCGCTGCGATTGCTGAAGATAATCTCATTGACCTTGAGACTATTGCCATTCGTAACATTCAAAAACTATCTAGCCGCAAGGCCAAAGGAACAATAAGTGGCTCAGGCGACAATCGATAATCCTTCCCTACGTGCTCAGTTAATTACCCGCCGTACATACAACCGCCCCCTAGATGACTCAGGCAAGACCTTCGAGACCTGGGAGCAGACCGTAGCCCGAGTCATAGACCACCAGTTGTGGTTATGGCAGCGAGCCGGTTCAGCCACGGTAGATATGGACGAGCTGAACGAACTCCGCACCCTCATGCTGGAACGCAAGGTCCTCATGTCAGGGCGTACCCTATGGTTGGGTGGTACTGACGTAGCAAAGAAGCGTGAGGCTTCTCAATTTAACTGCTCATTTACAAATGTTGAAACTGTTCAAGACTGCGTGGACATCCTGTGGCTCCTGCTTCAGGGCTGTGGTGTTGGCTTCTCTCCTGTGGTTGGCCAGCTCACTGGCTTCCGCAAGCCGATTGGTCAGCTCGAAGTCATCCGCTCTGAGCGCACCGAAAAAGGTGGCAGCGAAGCGAACAAGGAAACCTTCGACCCGCAAACCAAAACCTGGACCATCCAAGTAGGTGACTCAGCCGAGGCCTGGGCCAAGTCTGTAGGTAAGCTGATGGCGCATCCCCATGCTGCCGACAAGCTGGTCCTCGACTTCTCTCAGATCCGCCCTGCAGGTGAACGCCTCAAGGGTTACGGCTGGATCTCTTCTGGTGATGGCGCAATCGCAAAAGCATATGAATCAATTTTTCACATCCTCAATCGCCGCGCTGGGAGCCTGCTTAGTCGTATTGACATACTTGATATTGTCAATTGGCTCGGCACTGTACTCAGCTCCCGACGCTCTGCGGAGATTGCTCTGTTCACCTATGGTGAGGATGAGTGGCAAGAGTTCGCAGTAGCCAAGAAGGACTGGTGGGTGTCCAACATCCAACGTGCCCAGTCAAACAACTCCCTGCTTTTCAAGAGCAAACCCCTCCGCCAGGACTTAGAGCACATCTTCGACCTGATGGTAGAGGCGGGTGGTTCCGAACCTGGGTTCATCAACGCCCAGACAGCAACCAAGCGAGCACCCTGGTTTAAGGGATGCAATCCATGTGCTGAGATCTTACTCGGCAACAAGTCATTCTGTAACTTAACTGAAGTTGATGTTGGAAAATTCAAAGGCGATTCTTCCGGTCTCCGACGTGCAATCCATATTGCGGCACGAGCTAACTACCGGCAAACCTGTGTTGATCTCCGAGATGGTATCCTCCAAGAGGCTTGGCATCTCAACAACGAGTTCCTACGCCTCTGCGGGGTGGGCCTTACGGGTATCGTGCGGCGACCAGACTTGGGTCCTTATGACTATACCGAACTGCAGAGAACAGCTACTTCGGGAGCTTACAGCATGGCTGACGAGTTTGGGTTACCGCGCCCGAAGAACGTCACGACCATCAAGCCCAGTGGGACACTATCGAAGATTATGGACACCACTGAAGGTGTTCACAAGCCGCTAGGCAAGTATGTCTTCAACAATGTCAATTTCTCTAAGCATGATCCTCTCGTCCCTCTATGTCGTGCTGCTGGCTATCGTGTATTCGATAACCCTACCGACACCGAGTCAGTCCTGATCACATTCCCTGTGAGCTGGGAAGGTGTGCCATTCGACAAGTTCGTCAAGGATGGCATCGAGATGGAGGTGAACCTTGAGTCAGCCGTTGGTCAGCTTGAGCGTTACAAGATGCTCATGGAGAACTGGTGCCAGCAGAACGTGTCAGCCACGATCTCGTACTCAGTGGATGAGGTTCCGGCCATCATCGACTGGTTGCTTGAGAACTGGAATGTGTACGTTGGTGTGAGCTTCCTGTTCCGCGCTGATCCCACAAAGACAGCTAAGGACCTGGGTTACAAGTACCTCCCCCAGGAGGTCGTGACCAAGGAAGCGTTTGATAAGTACAGCTCGTTCATTCAACCCCTAGAGATCGACCAGGCGAACAGCTTGGATGAGATCCAGGGTGAGGATTGTGCGACTGGAGCCTGTCCTATTCGATAAGGGTATGGGGGTGTAATACCCCCGTATTCCTTATGGTTGCCCAATTGGAAGACGTATGGATAACAATAAGTTCCCAAACATCTCTAAAGAATTACTCGATGAACTGGAAAAGCGTTTCCCTGATCGACTGCCACCGACCCCCGTTGAACTAGAGGATTACCTCTACCTTCAAGGTCAGATCGCGGTAGTTCGACTGCTACGCCACCAGTTCAATTTACAGAACCAAAACATTCTAGAGAACTGATATGTGCCTCTCATCCCCATCGAGCCCACCTCCAGCTCCACCACCCCCAGCTCCCGCAGCTCCTGCACCGCTGGCTACCGTGGCTCCCGCTGAGGGCAATAACCGCAAGGACGCATCGGCCCTCTCGGCCAACCGTGGTCGTGGTTCCCTCCGTATTGACCGTACCCAGCCCGACACAGGTTCTGCAGGTTCTGGTTTGAACATTCCTAGTTAAGGTATTCCATGGCTGAAGAGAAGAACGAAAAGGAGCAGGAACCATCTGCTGCTGGCCTATACGCCAAGCTAGAGTCGGATCGCTTTCCTTTCCTGAATAGGGCAAGGGAGTGCTCTAAGTACACTCTACCCACACTGGTGCCTCCCGCTGGGCACTCTAACGCTACCAAGTACTACACGCCCTTCCAGGCCGTTGGTGCTCGTGGCGTGAACAACCTGGCCTCGAAGCTCCTCCTCGCGCTTCTCCCTCCCAACTCTCCATTCTTCCGCCTCCAGATTGATGACTTCACTCTAGAGACCCTGACGAAACAGGAAGGTATGCGAGCGCAGGTAGAGGAAGGCCTGAACAAAATCGAACGTGCCGTCCAGTCCGAGATCGAGGCTGGTGCCATTCGTGTGTCTGCCTTTGAAGGCATGAAGCACTTGCTCGTCTCCGGTAACGCTCTCCTCTACACACCTGATGCAGGTGGTATGCGAGTGTTTCCCCTGGAGAAGTACGTGGTTCGCCGTGACCCCATGGGCAATGTGCTCGATGTGGTGGTCAAGGAGACCGTTGCTCCCTCTACACTCCCCGATGATGTCCAGGCTCTCCTGGGCTACAAGGAGGGTGAGAGTGAGGCTCAGAACCAGGACAAGAACGACAAGAACTGCGACATCTACACCCACGTCTACCGCGAGGAAGGCAAGTGGGAGGTGTATCAGGAGATCAAGGGACAGATCGTCCCTAAGTCCCAGGGCACATTCCCTCTCGACAAGACCCCATGGATCCCCGTTCGATTCACAAAGATCGACGGTGAGAACTATGGCCGTGGCTATGTTGAAGAGTACCTGGGTGACATCAAGTCCCTCGAAGGCCTCTCTCAGGCCATCGTTGAAGGCTCGGCTGCTGCAGCCAAGGTCCTGTTCCTCGTGAACCCCAATGGTACGACCAGCCAGCAATCCCTTGCTGAGGCTGATAACGGCTCCATCATCGAGGGTAACGAGCAGGATGTGAGTGTCCTCCAGCTCCAGAAGTACAACGACTTCCGTGTGGCCTTGGAGACGATCACTCGAATCGAAGAACGCCTGTCGTTCGCATTCCTGTTGAACTCCGCTGTCCAGCGCAATGGTGAGCGAGTTACAGCCGAAGAGATCCGCTACATGGCGGGTGAACTGGAATCAGCTCTCGGTGGTATCTACTCGATCCTCTCGCAGGAATTCCAGTTGCCTCTGGTCAACCGCATCATGTTCGCCATGGAGCGTAAGAAGAAGATGCCTACCCTGCCTAAGGGTACGGTCAAGCCTGTCATCGTTACGGGTATGGAAGCTCTTGGTCGTGGCAATGACATGAACAAGCTCCAGATGTTCTTCCAAGGTGCAGGTCTGATTGCTCAGCTCCCTCCTGAGATCAACAAGGATGACGCTCTGAAACGTCTCGGTACTTCTCTAGGTATCGACATGAAGGGTCTCGTGAAGTCCCCTGAGCAGATCCAGCAGGAACAGCAGCAGGCAATGATGATGCAGATGGCTCAGCAGTGTATGAACCCAGCAATTACACAAGCAGGCCAACTGATGAAACAGAAGATGGCCAACGATAATCAACCCCCAGAAGGAGCCGTGAATGGCTGATGCGAATCCCGCAATGAAAGTGGAAGCACCTAAGAAGTCCTCGAAAGAGGACAAGCCCGAGATCCAGTATTTCGGTGACGGTGCAGACAAAGTCAAATTTGAAGTTGATCCTAAAGCCAAGCTGATCCGTGTCTACGGTACCGGCATTGTGCTCGTGGACTATTAATACGGAAACACATGGTTGATACTGTAATTATTACAAGTGAAAACCCTGGTGCCCCTGAGGGTCACGACCAGAAGATGATCGATCTCGTGGACAAGGCTAACGCCGGTCCCGATGCTGATAACCTGGCTGACCCTCAGTCTTCTTCTGAGAGCCGCCCTGAGTGGCTCCCAGAGAAGTTCAAGTCACCCGAGGATATGGCCAAGGCCTACTCCGAGTTGGAGAGCAAGCTAGGTGGTAACAAGCCCACAGAGCAGAATGCTACTCCGAGTGACAACCAGGTCCCCGCGAACCCCCAGGCTGAGCTGCAGAAGCAGGGCCTGGATATGTCTGAGTTCTCTCAGGAGTTCGCCTCTAAGGGTGAGCTGTCTGCTGAGAGCTATGACCGCCTCTCCAAGGCTGGTTTCAACAAGGACATCGTAGACAACTATATCGCTGGCCAGCAGGCTCGTGCCGCCCAATTCGAGGGTGACATCAAGACTGAGGTTGGTGGTGGTGATCGCTACGATGAGATGGTTACGTGGGCTAAGGCCAACCTGACCCCCTCAGAGATCGCTGCGTACAACTCCGCGGTGTCCTCAGGTAACGCTGACCAGGCCAAGCTGGCTGCTCTGGGCCTCTCTGCCAAGTTCGGCAAGGCCGTGGGTAGTGAGCCTGAGCGTATGCTCGGTGGTGGTAAGGGCGGTTCCGTCGATGTCTTTGAGTCCACCGCACAGGTGACCAAGGCCATGGCTGACCCTCAGTACCGCAATGACCCAGCGTACCGCGCTAAGGTCCAGGCGAAGCTGTCTCGCTCCAACATTTTCTAAGGTGAACCGATGAACCCCCTTCTCCTAGGGGGTCTCTTCGATCTCGCAGGGAAGGTCTTTGACAAGATCTTTCCTGATCCACAGCAGGCTGCTCAGGCCAAGCTAAAGCTCTTTGAGCTGCAGCAGGCAGGGGAACTCAAAGTTCTGGAAGCTGAGACTGCTCTGGCCACTGGTCAGATGGAAATCAACAAGGTCGAAGCTGCCTCTGATAGTTTCTTCAAGTCAGGCTGGAGACCGGCTGTAGGATGGATCTGCGTATTCGGATTGTTTTACCAATTCGTGTTCCTCCCATTCGCAACCTTCTTCCTAGCCCTCTATGAGGTTCGTGCAGTTATGCCTGCCATGGACCTCAACACCCTTATGACCCTTCTCTTTGGCCTGCTTGGCCTAGGTGGATACCGTACCATCGAGAAGCTCAAGGGGCTTACAAAATAATATGACTCCAGCCTCTGTCCGTCCGAAAGATGATGGCCATGCTGGATGTCTTCTCTCGTCATAGAAGACGTTCCGCACTGCATCTCTATGCGGTGGAATTGCAATTCTTAGAACTGATTACACGACCTTTGCCTCCTGCGGGAGATAACTCTGCGTGATGTGTGTCTGGTTTCAAGGAGGTTGCACAACCTTTCTTCTAATCTACACGAGATATATTTATTATGGCAAACGCTACTCCTAGCCGTCTTGGTCAAGTCAACAACTCCGGTGACGCTAAGGCGCTATTTCTCAAAGTCTTCGCAGGTGAAGTACTGACCGCTTTCAAGGAAGCTACTGTTACTGAAGACAAGTTCATGACCCGCAACATTGCCTCTGGCAAGTCTGCACAGTTCCCAATCATGGGTAAGATCTCTGCTGAGTACCACACTCCTGGTGCTGAGATCACTGGTCTGAACGTACCTGCAAACGAACAGGTCATCACTATCGACAACCTGTTGATCAGCCATGCTTTCATCGCCAACATCGATGAAGCCATGAACCACTATGACGTGCGTGGCCCCTACGCTGACCAGATTGGTAAGGCATTGGCCTACCAGATGGACAAGCATAAGCTCCAGTTGGCCGTGTTGGCCGCTCGTGGCTCGTCTCCTGTCTCTACCGAAGTCGGTGGTGGCTCTGTGACTTCCGCAACTCTCTTGAGCGACACCTCTGGTGAAGCCCTGGTTGCTGGCTTGTTCGCTGCTGCTCAGAAGTTGGACGAGAAGTACATCCCTGAAGAGGACCGCTTCGCTTATTTGTCTCCTGCTGCCTACTACCTGTTGGCTCAGAACACTAAGATCATGAACCGCTTCTGGGGTGGTGAAGGCGAATACGCTGGCGCTAAGGTGCTGCGTGTTGCTGGCATCAACGTTGTGAAGACCAACCACGCTCCTTATGGCACTACTGTTGCCACTGGTACGACTGCGTCTGGTTCTAACGACACTTACGCTGGTGCATTCACTAACACTGTTGGTGTTGTGACTCACAAGGCCGCTATCGGCACTGTGAAGCTCATGGATCTGGCAATGGAATCTCAGTACGACATCCGCCGTCAGGGCACCCTGATGGTTGCTAAGTACGCTATGGGCCACGGTGTCCTGCGTCCTGCTGCTGCTGTCGAATTGAAGACCGCCTAATCACGGCTCACTCCTAAGGGGGATCTCATTTATTTGGGGTCCCCCTTTTTTTTACTAATAGGTTTTCTATGGCTCTTTCTATGACCACAGAGCTTGATGCAGTGAACATCATGCTCGGTACGATTGGTGAATCTCCAATCAACTCTCTCGATGCAGCTACAGGTGTTGTCGATGCTGTGACAGCCCGTTCTATTCTGGCTGAAGTCTCTGTTCAGGTTCAAGAAGAGGGCTGGCATTTCAATACCGACTTCGAGTTCCAGCTTACCCCTGCCAGTGATGGTTTCATCTATGTGCCTGGTAACGCTATCGAAGTAGATACGAGCGCCTACAGTCGAGACTATGACGTGGCCATCCGTGGCAACCGTCTCTACGACCGTAACGGCAAGACGTACACGTTCACAGAGCCGCTCAAAGCGGACCTGACGACACTTCTAGAATTCAATGAGTTGCCCCAGGCAGCTCGTCACTACATCACCGTTCGCTCAGCTCGGGTTTTCCAAGAGCGAGTGGTGGGTTCCCAAATCCTGACCAGCTTCACAGCCCAGGACGAGACCCGTGCCCTGCGAGCAATGCGCCGCTACGAGGCACGTACCGCAGATTACAACATCCTCACATCCAACTACGGAGTGATGAGGTCTATTGATCGATAAAAATGCTGATCTCATCTTCAATCCCCAACTTTGTTAACGGTGTCTCTCAGCAACCCTTTACTCTTCGACTGAACTCTCAGGGCGAAGTCCAAGAGAATGGTCTTTCCACTGTCTCTCAGGGGTTGAAGAAGCGTCCGCCAACACAACACCTAAAGAAGATCCAATCGACTCCTCTAGGTAACTGCTTTATCCACACGATCAACCGTGACACCACTGAGCGATATGTCGCTGTGGTGACCAATGGTGATCTCAAGGTCTACGGTATCGACGGCACTGAAAAGACCGTGAACTTCCCCAATGGGAAGGGGTACCTGTCAGCAACCTCGCCCTCGACATCCTTTGCGGCTGTCACGGTGGCTGACTACACATTCATTGTAAACAAGTCCAAGACCGTATTGGAAGGCTCCACGACTACACCTACACGTCCCTTTGAGGCCCTGGTGAACGTCAAGGCAGGCAACTACGGCAAGGACTACAACATCATGATCAACGGGACGAACGTTGCGAACCGTACCACTCCTGACGGTTCCAGTGCTACTGACTCACCCTTGATCTCCACGGACGACATTGCCAACCGATTGGAAGCGGGTCTTTCATTGACCGGCTACACCCACACTCAGTACGGGTCCACGATCTATATCAGCCGCTCTACCGACTTCACGATCTCCACAGAGGACGGGTTCAACGGTGGTGGTATGGTAGCCGTGAAGGGCAAGCTCCAGAAGTTTGCTGACCTTCCTGCCAACCCAGGCCCTGCAGCCAACGGCTTTGTGGTCGAGATCACCGGCACTGGCTCTGGTGAGGCCGCTACAGATCCCTTCGACAGCTACTTCGTGAAGTTCGATAAGTCGTCTTCGGGTGGTCAAGGCGTGTGGGTCGAGTGTGCCAAGCCAGGCATCACCCTCGGTGTTGATTCATCCACCATGCCTCACATCCTGGTCCGTGAGTCCGATGGTACATTCACCTTCAAGCGAGCCACCTGGCAGGACCGTATCGTAGGGGACAACGAGTCAAACCCATTCCCCTCGTTCATCAATCGCACGATCTCTGACGTGTTCTTCTACCGTAACCGCTTGGGCTTCCTCGCGGATGAGGCTGTGGTGTTCTCCGAGTCAGGAGAGTACTTCAACTTCGGTCGGACCACGGTCACCCAGCTCTTGGACTCAGATCCGATTGACGTGAATGCTAGCCACACGAAGGTCTCGATCCTCAAACATGCGGTCCCGTTCAACAAGCAGCTCCTGCTATTCTCTGAGCAGACCCAGTTCATTATCGAGCAGAACGAACTGCTGACCCCCAAGTCGGTCGGTATCAAGGTGGCCACTGAGTTCCCCTGCAACACCACGGCCAAGCCAATCGGCATTGGTAAGAACGTTTACTTCGCAGTGGACAAGGGTGACTGGTCTGCCTTCCGTGAGTATTTCGCTGACTACAACAACCTGTCTAACGACTCGTTGGATGTAACATCACACCTGCCTAAGTACATCCCCTCAGGTATCTACAAGATCGCTGCAGCCACCAACGAAGACGTACTGGTTGCTCTGTCCACTGTAGACCCAAGTAGCCTTTATGTCTACAAGTACTTCTTTGCCAACAATGATAAGCTCCAGAGTTCTTGGTCGAAGTGGTCCTTTGGATCTGACTCCACCATCCTGAACGTGGACTTCATTGGCTCCGATATGTACCTGGTGATCAACCGTGCAGACGGTGTGTACCTAGAGAAGGCCACGGTCTCCATCGGCTACCAGGCTGCTGGTGAACCCTACACTGTCCACCTGGATCGTAAGGTGAACCTCAGCTCTGGCAACGTGAGCTACAGTGGTGGCTACACGACTATCGACCTGTCAGCCCTTGGGTACACCCCCAGCACCGGCACCTACCAGCTCGTCGTCAAGAGCCATCCAACCCTCAAGGCTGGAGAGATCTATGACGTGATCTGGGATGGCACGAACGCCAAGGTGCAGGGCAACATCACGGGTGGCACATACGTCTTCGGTCGTAAGTACACCTTCACGTACCAGCTCTCGACCATCGTGGTTCGCACGGCAACCCAAACGGGTGGCCAGAAGAGTGACACTGAGGGTCGTCTGCAGCTCCGCAAGGCTGCCTTCAACTACTCTGATTCAGGGTACTTCAAGGTGCAGGTTACCCCTTCAGGTCGTGAGACGTATTCATACGTGTTCTCTGGGAAGGTCTTAGGACAGGACTCAGGTACGATTGGTCGTTACACAATTTCCTCAGGTCGATTCTTGGTTCCAGTTGTGAGCCGGAACATCGGCACTAACATTACTATTTCAAATGACAGTCCCCTCCCAAGTACAATCCTCAGTGCAGACTGGGAAGGCTTCTACGTCAAACGTAGCAAGGCCATCTAACATCGAAGTCCGTCCACCTAATCTCAAGGATGTCGCTGAACTTACTGTGACCATGAGACAGGAGGACAAGGACGAGATCTGGCACCTCGCTAGGGCAACTCCTGGAGATGCTCTACGGGCTGCCTACCTCGGCTGTGACTTCAACCGTGTCGTCCTCTTGGATGGCAAGGTGGTCTGCATGTTCGGGATCGGGGGCAAGAAGGGTGAGGTTGGTGTCCCATGGATGCTGGCCTCAGATCTTCTCAAGGACATCCGCAAGCCATTCCTCAGGGAATCCAAAGAGTGGCTTGAGGAGATGTCTGAGGGTTATCCATTCCTCTACAACGTGGCGTGGACCAAGAACAAAGAACATATCCGATGGCTCAAATGGTTGGGCTTCGACTTCGGCATCCCTAAGCAACTAGGGCCTGATGGAGAATACTACATCGAATTTAATAAGGTGATTTCAAATGTGTGAACCAACCACCGCAATGCTGGTTCTTACGGCTGCGTCCACGGCGATGTCTGTCAATGCTCAGCAGGAACAGGCCTCAGCTCAAGAGGCAGCCAACCAACGTCAGTACCAGAACTCCATGAAGGCCATGGCTGCGAACGTCAACCAGACGAACGCAGAGCACATGCAGCAGCGTGAGGCTGCCATCCAGAAGCTGGACGAGAACAACATGAACGCTCGTGCTGCTCGCTCCACCGCTCAGGTTTCTGCCGGTGAGAACGGTATCTCAGGGATGTCCGTGGATGCCCTCCTGTCTGACCTGGGCAACCGTCAGCAGCGATTCAACAGCTCCGTCACTACGAACTATCAGAACGCTGAGATGGCAATCAACAACCAACGTGAGAACATTGGTATCGACGCTGCCAGCCAGATCAATAGTCTCAAGACTCCTTCTATGCCGGACTACGCCGGTGCAGCTCTGCGTATTGGTACTGCTGCCTACGATTATTACAACCCCCGCATCTCCGATAAGCGGGTACGTTAAGGAATACTATGCCACGAGTTCAAGTGGGTTATGACCCCCGTGCTGAGGCACTGCAAACTATTGCGGCTCCAAACATTCATACTGAGCAGGCTCGAAACGATCCTGGCGCTTCTAAGGCTTACCAGTTGGCTGCGGCCCTGGGGTCTCAGAGCGTCCAGCAGGGCCTCGATCAGATCACTCAGCGAGTCAATGCAAGCGAGCAGGACAAGGCTACCGCCTATGCCAACTCCATGACCGTTGACGAGCTGGGCAAGCAGATCAAAGAAGGCAAGATCCTTCAGTCCCAGTCTCCGATCTATGCGGCCACTGTTCAGCACATCTATGGTGAGAACAGCATTGCAGGATTTGAGCGAGATACCCTGTCCAAGATGGACCGTGGTGAACTGAAGTTCGGCTCCCAACAGGAACTGGACAAGTACATCACTGAGCATCGTGACAAGGTACTCTCTGGCCAGAGCCAGTACACGATTGCAGGCTTCGACAAGAAGTACACACAGTTCCGTGAGAACCTCTCAGCGGCTAACACCCGTGTCCTAGACGGCCAGTTCGTGGCTCGTGGTACTCAGGAAGCCAACGATAACCTCTCGACCATCCTGGAAGAGAACCGTGGCAAGCCTGCCGGTGAAGCTGCAGCAGCCATTGCTCAGCGTTACCAGCTCCTCCGCAAGACCTCTCTCCTGAAGGATGAGCAGGGCAAGGAAGCCCTCAGCAACCTGTTCGCCCAGTTGGCTGCCAGTGGCAACACCGAGCTGATCGATGAGCTGGCCAAGTCCAAGCTTGACAACGGTGTGACTGTTGGTGGTGTCCTGGGTGGCAAGGCCCTCATGTCCTACCAGCAGCATGGCGTAGTCATGCAGGACAAGAATGAGCGTCAGCGTGTTGACGTTGAGATCCGTCCATTCGTGGAGTCAGCCCGTAAGGGTGAGCTGGACCCCAAGGCATTCGATGCCTTCATTGGTAAGAACGAACGCTTCCTTTCCACCTCCACGATCGAGGCTGTGAAGAACAGCCAAGAGGCAGCCCTGGAGAAAGCCCAGCGAGAAGCTGATCGTGCCAAGCTCCTGGCTGCTGCTGAGAAAACCCAGTCTGAGGCTCAGCAAGCGATTGACGCTGCCGTGGCCAGTGGTAGCGCCTTTGCCTACAAGGGCAAGCTCAAGGTTGTCAGTCCAACCACAGGTCAATCTGAGGACTTCGATTTCGACAAGGGTGTTACCCGCGCCATCGAGTCACAGATCCAGGACAAGAAGCTCGACTTCCCCCACCAGGTCCAACTCTACACCACCAACGGTGTCGAGAACCCTCAGTGGAAGTCCATTGTCCAGGCCGGTGTCTCCAACCTCGCATCCGTGGGCTGGAGCTATGACGGCAAGAACATTGGTCAGCTCAACCAGTCCGGCCAGGCTGCCATCCAAACCTACCTCGACATCTCCCAGGTGAACCCTGCTGAGGCGGACAAGTATGCCGGTTCCAAAGAGAACCAGCGTCTCCTCTCAGACATCAAGTTCATGATGGAGAAGGGCGGTATGCCCAACCTCAACGATGCTGCTTCATTCGTGAACCAGGTGAACCGTCGAGGCATCGAAGGTCAGGATGCTGCGATCAAGCGTGACCAGGTCAAGTCTGCGGTGGACGACATCGTCAACCCAGGCATGTTCAGCTCGTCCGTAGGATGGGTGAAGGGTCTCTTCGGAGGCAACGAAGAGGTGAACCTCACTGCCATCGGCGCTGACGTTCGCCGCCGTGCAGAACTCCTCGTCCAGTCTGGCCAGGTCTCTGATGCCAAGGCTGCCGTGCGAGCCTCTGTGGAGTACTTCGCGAACCCCGCGGTGACCGCAAAGATTAACAACACCATCTACTTCCGCAAGGATCTTCCTCAGGTACCTGATGGTCAGGACCAGGGTGAATGGTTCGGTCGTTTCATCAAGGAAGTCCCTGGCAAGATTGCTAGTGACCAGAAGCTGGAAGGCTCCCGCATCCGTCTCGAAGCCAACCAGGCTGGTGGCTACAACGCATGGATCGCTGGGGTTCCTCTGACTGATTCCAATGGTGTTGTGCAGACATATACCAAGGATCAGGTCGGTGAGTGGATCGGAACAACCATCACCAATGAGCGCAACCAGAAGGTTCGTGAACGTCAAGCGGCTGTCGATTACGAGAGCTGGGGCAAGCGAGTAGTCCGTGAGTACGCTGAGAAGAACCCTCAGCCCTACGGAACATCCGCAGCATTGACCTACATGACATCTAAGGGTGCCTACGAGTACTTTAAACAGCAAGGCGTATTGGATCGTCCTGTTTCAGAGCTAACAGATATTCTCAAAAAGAAAGGTAAGTAATGGCGGATATTGATCTTGAAAAAGCAAGAGCCATTACCACTGCAAAGGAACAGGCATACGGACTCCCCTCAGGTACTCTCTACAAGATGGGAGGCATCGAGTCCTCCTTTCAAAGTGGTCAAGTAAGTAAGGCTGGTGCAAGTGGCTACTTCCAGTTCATGCCGGATACGGCCAAAGCCTATGGTCTGAAGGACCCGAACAACTTCGAGGAAGCCGCAGATGCCGCTGGTCGGTACATGCGAGACAACCTCAAAAAGTTCAATGGCAACATGGACCTGTCTCTGGCTGACTACAACGGTGGTCCTAGAGCTGTCGCTGCATTGTCTAAGGGTAACCCCTTTGATGAGACCCGTGACTATCTGGACAAGTTCTATGGCCGCAAGCCTGGAGCACTGTCTGGTCAGTTCACATCCAGCTCATTCGGTGGAGGTGGCGTAAGCCCCTCTGCCAGTGAACTCTACAAGCTAGAGCAGCAGCAGGATGCTGAGTACGGTGGCTTCGTCAACAACGTGGCCAACCTGCCCAGTGCTGTAGCTACCGGCTTCAAGCTGGACAACTCGGTCTACAACTTCTTCCAGCAACAGGCGATCTCCCAAACAGATCCCAACTTCCAATGGACTGAGGACCTGGGCAAGCAGATGCTTGACGGTATCCCTCAGAACCACTGGGAGTATGTGCTCCAGGCTAAGTCAGCCAAGGAAGCTGAGGATCGCCGTGCCCGTACCATGGACTCACTGCAGAAAGAGCAGGAGCTGGCCAAGATGGGTGTGGCTGGTTTCACCGGTCGCCTCGTAGGTGGCCTCGCTGACCTTCCTACGCTCCTGGCCTTCGTGCCTGGTGCAGGCGGGGAGGGGATGCTCACAGCTACCTCTCGTATCACCAACGCGATCCGCATGGGTCTCGTGGGTGCTGGCTCCAACATCGCCTTCGATGCTGCCACCATGGGTAACCGTCCCCTCGGTACCTATGACGACCTCTACATCTCTGGCCTCATGGGCTTGGGACTAGGTGCTGTCGGTGGTGCTGCAGTCAGCCTGGAGCGTGTCGCTCTGGCCAATGAGATGAAGCAGCTCCGTGAATTTGGTCTGCGTGAGAGCAAGCGAGCACAGGTCGAGGAGTTCAAGAAGTTTGATCTTAACCTCACCGATGAGGGCAAGAAGCTCTTCAACGTGGACGAGTACGTCAAGAAGGCATCCGATGAAGTCCGTGTGAAGACTGATGAGCAGATCAAGAAGGTTCGCGATGAGTTTGGCTTTGACGATGTCAAGGACAGCCAGATCAAGAACACCATCATCGAGGAGAACAAGACTGTTCCTCCCTTTGATCGTGGCCGTATTGATCAACGTGACCATGGTGCTGAGAACACTGTTCGCAACCACCTCTTCCGTTCTGCTGCTGACGATAAGAACTGGGCATTCAATGATTGGGTCAAAGACCACTTCGAGTTCACCAAGGATGATCGCATCAAGTCCGTCAAGGCTAATGGTGTCGCCAAGACTGACTATGAAGCTGTAGGGATCACGACTCGTGCTGACCTAGAGAACACCGTCAACCGTCTCCGTGTGGACAAGAACTACCAAGGCCTCGTCCGCTTTGCGAAGCAGGAGTCAGGTAAGGATCTGGTGGAACGCCTAGCGTCCTCCACGGATCAACGTGTGGCTGTCCTCGCGAAGGTGCTGAAGGATCAACTCATCACTGATGTGCCGGTCTTCCGTGTGCGTCAGAAGGACATCGATACGACCTTTGGTGGCAAGCCTGGTCGATATGGTGGCTTCTATGACTCCACCCGCCATGCTGCCTTCTTCCCAGATAACGCCTCTGATGGCTTGATCCTGCATGAGCTGCTGCATGGAGCTACGGTCCACAAGATCGACTATGGCTTTGCCAATCGCAACACAGCCCATGGTCAGCTCGTCACCCAGCTAGAGACACTCTTTGACCAGGTGGCTGCTGAAGCTCGCAAGAAGGGCTTCAAGTCCTACTATCTGGAGCACACTGGTGGCCGCGATAAGCTGGCCAACCTGAAGGAGTTCACCGCAGGGATCTACTCAGGTGAGCGTGATGGGGCTAAGGCCTTCCACGATTTCCTGTCCTCGATCAAAACCGAGTCAGGTAAAACTTACCTATCCGCTATTGTTGACATCTTCAGGAAACTCTTGGGGATGGGCGAGAAGGAAACCAATGCTCTCCTGGATGCCCTCGATCTGACCAACCGATTGGTCGATGAGAAGCTCACAGTGAACATGGACCGTGGTCCCAAGATGGGTGTGGAGACGATCCACTTTGCCCCCGCCTCTGAGGCTGTGGGTGAGGATGTCGCTATCGCTGCATCCCGTGCTGAGATCTCTCCCGTCTTCGGGTGGGGATTGGGCCTCGAAAACCGCTTAGGTGGAACCAAGGTCCCTCAGGCTGTCCGTGGCTTGGCCTCCAAGCTCTTCGGTACAACCATCGGCTACAAGGATCACGCTGTGGTTCGTGCCAATGCCTGGGATGACACCACCAAGTGGGCTGAAGGCTGGGCCGTAGAGATGCGTAAGGGGACCTATCCTCAGTTTGAGGACTGGTTCAAACAGTCTGGTCGCAAGTGGCACGAGAAGGGTAAGGCCTTCGAGGAGTTCGGTACGGATGTCTCTGACTACATCCGCGGTGTTGACAAGGAGTACACCCCACAGGTCCAGAAGGCCGGTGAGGCTATGCGTAAGACGCTGGCCAAGGTGGTGGACTACATCAACAACCCGCTCCTGGATGAAGGTGGCTCCAAGCGTGGCCTGACCATGACAGAGGTCCGTGATCCAGAAACTGGCATGGTCACTCTAGAAGGTGGCTTGGACAAGAACCCCAACTACCTCCCTCGCAAGCACGATGTGAACAAGTGGAACTCCCTGGTCCAAACCTATGGCCGTGATGCCGTAGAGGGCTGGTGGGCACGAGCACATCAAGCAGGAAGGGAAGGGGTCTCTGATGCCCAGGCAGCTCGCTTCGCTAAGTGGTACGTCCGCACTGTCGAGGAAGCTCACGCTAACCGCACACAGGATCTCTTGGACAACCTACTCCGTGGTCAGGACAAGGAAGCCCTCAAGCACTCCTTGATTCAGAACGGTGGCTACTCAGAAGCCGAAGCTATGAAGGTGATGGACGATATGTTCCCCACCAAGGCTACGGACACTGGCCGCACAATGGCCAGCCTGAAGCACCGCAACACCATCGATGAGAAGTTCACGGAAACGTGGACCATGAAGGATGGCACCAAGGTGGAGGTGGGTCTGAACAACTTCGTTCACACCAACGCCTTCGACATTGTGGAACCCTACCTCCGTAGGACAGCCGGTAGTGTGGCCATGGCCAAGAACCTGGATGTCTACAAGGTGGGTGACATCGATGCGCTGATCGCCAATGCCACGGAGAACAAGCTCGGCAACGAGTTCAAGACCCGTGCTGAGGTTGACCGTATGCGTACCGATCTCAAGTTCGCCTTTGATCGAATCCAGGGCCTCCCTCAGGAGGAGTTCTCGAAGCTCAACAAGTCCATGGAGATGTGGCGCTCGTTCAACGTGATCCGCCTCATGGGTGGAGCTGTGTGGAACCAGGCTACCGAGATGGGCCAGATCGTTGGCTCGATGGGCTGGAAGACAACTCTGAGAGCAATCCCAGAGCTGCGCTCCCTCACCCGTGACCTCGCTACCGGCAAGGCACCCAATGATCTCTTGGAGCACCTAGAGAACACCATTGGCGGTGTCGGATCTGAGTACGTGGCTCGCATGGAGTTCGGTGCCAAGGACGACTGGGTACGCAACCTCGGGGATACCAAGATGAATCGCTGGCTCGACAACGTCGATACAGGGATGCGTAAGGGTTCCAAGGCCGTGCTTGATTATACCGGCATGACACCTCTCATGATCCAGCAAAAGCGTGTCCACGCGGTTGCCCTGGTGAATCACTTCGTGAACACAGCGATGGGGAAACCCTCGACGTTCCTCACGAAGGATCGCATGGCATGGATGGGTCTTGACGAAGCCATGACGGCCCGTGTGATGGAGAACCTCAAGACGTACTCGAAGCCGACCAAGGGTCAGTTCTCGGAGACCTTCAAGCTCGATCTCGATCGATGGGTGAAGGAAGATCCAGAGGCTCACTCGGCCTTCATGAATGCGATCCACCGTGAATCACGCCGTGTGATCCAGGAGAATGATCTCGCCTCGATGATCCCAGTGATGGGTTCCACCCTGGGCAAGACCGTCTTCCAGTTCATGAACTTCTCGATGCACGGTTGGAACAAGTCTCTGATGTTCGCTGCGAACCATCGTGACTGGACCACCATGTCCACGGTCCTCCATGGGTCGTTCCTGGCCTCCCTGTCCTACATGGGCAGGACCATGACCAACTCCATCGGCATGGACGAAGAGAAGAAGCGTGAGTACCTGGAGAAGCGTCTCGCACCTGGTCAGATCGTAGCCAACTCGTTTGGCCGTATCTCCCAGGCATCCTTGCTGCCAAGCCTGTTCGACACTGTGTCTCCCTACCCGATGTTCTCGGGCATGAGGACTACCTCGGATCTCTCAAGCCTCGCGTCTAACCCAACCTACCAGGCCATCAACGGTGTGCTCTCTCTCAAGAAAGCAATCCGTAATGCAACCTCGGATGAGTATCAGACTACAGGTCAGGACATCCGTACATGGGGCAAGTTGTTGCCTCTCAATAACATTGCACCCATCAGCACCTTGCTGAATTCGATTGCTAACGATTATCCGAACTCGGAGAAAGAGCAATAATCAAACCCCCTCAGGGTAACACCTGGGGGGATTCTTTTGGAGATTTAAGTGGCGTACTCATTAGTTCGGTACACGGGAAACGGTACCACTGCCAGTTACACCTTTCCATTTCAATACATTAGTTCGGACCATGTGAAGGTCAAAGTCAACGGTGTGGATGCGGTGTTCACTTTCCTGAACGCCAACACCGTCACGATTAGCCCTACACCTGCTGCCGGTACTATTATTGAGCTGAAGCGTGTAACACCTAAAGACACAACCATCGTGAACTTCACGGATGGCTCTGTGTTGCTTGAGAGGGACCTAGACCTTCTCGCTACATTCGACTTGTATATCGCTCAAGAAGCCTCAGATGCTGTGGCTGAAACTATGAGCGTTGACTCTACAGGTCGCTGGAATGCTCAGGACAAACGCCTAGGCCATCTCGCACCAGCGATCAATGATGACGAAGCAGTCATCAAGGGGACGCTGGACTATGAGTATCCTGCTGTAGCCGTAGTGGCTGGAGCACGATCTGATATTGCAATTGTCGGCTCTGACCTTGGTGTTGTTACCGGCACTGTCACAGATTTAGGGTCCATTACAGACCCTGTTGACACCAACCCTGTGTCTGGCACGAGCAGGATTGTCGCCGTAGCTGACAATATTACTGATGTTCAGCTTGTTGCAGATAACATTGTGGCGATTCAGAACGCCAGTGAGTCTGCTTCGGATGCCGCTACTTCAGCCACGGCTGCTGCTTCAAGTGCCTCCTCGGCATCCAGCTCAGCTTCTTCGGCTGCCACGTCAGAGGCCAATGCGCTCACCTCAAAGAACGCTGCCGCCTCTTCGGCTACCCAAGCGGCTACCTCAGCAAGCTCTGCTGCAACCTCAGCAACCACAGCCATAGGTCAAGCCAGTGCTGCCTCTGGAAGTGCCTCTGCGGCTGCTACCTCTGCCAGCAATGCAGGTACTTCTGCAACTCAGGCTGCCTCTTCGGCATCTAACGCCTCGACCTCAGCTACCAATGCGGCCAGCTCTGCGAACTCTGCCGATTCCTCTGCAACCAGCGCCTCGACATCTGCAGGTACGGCCACAAGCCAAGCCTCTGCTGCGTCTACGTCTGCTAGCAATGCCGCCACTTCGGCCACTGCTGCTGCCTCAAGCGCCACAAGCGCCTCTAGCTCAGCCTCGACAGCATCTACGGCTGCCACCACGGCAACCACTCAAGCGACTAATGCTGCCACCTCGGCCAGCTCTGCATCGTCCAGTGCCACCTCGGCATCCACAAGCGCCTCTAGTGCATCCACCTCAGCCACCAACGCTGCCACCTCGGCAACCTCGGCTGCTGCAAGTGCTGCCTCTGCGGCTGCCCTGTTGGATAACTTTGATGACCGCTACCTGGGTCCTAAGGCTTCAGCTCCCACGCTGGACAATGACGGCAACGCCCTCGTGGTGGGTGCCCTATATTTCGATACGACCTCAGGGAAGATGCGTGTCTACACAGCCTCAGGCTGGGTGGATGCCTCCTCGTCAGCTCAGGCCGCGTTGACCGTCTACAAGTTCACCGCGACTGCTGGCCAAACGACCTTCAGTGGTACGGACGCCAACGGTCGAACCTTAGCCTATCTGGCTGGAGGTGTCGTGACCACGCTCAACGGTTCAGTCCTCGTTGGTGGTGGAGACGATTACACGGCAAGCAATGGCACGTCCGTTGTGTTGGCTACCGGAGCAACTGCAGGTGACACACTAGAGGTCTATGCTTTTAGCAGCTTCTCAATTGCAAGTCTGAATGGTTCGGCCATTGTGGATAATACCGTCACCGTTGACAAACTAACTGATATTGACCTCGGAGTTCTTCCTTAATGTCTAAACAACTCAAATTACGCCGTGGTACTACGGCTCAACACAGTACCTTCACAGGGGCTTCGGGAGAAGTCACGGTTGATACCAGCAAGAAGACTCTTGTTGTACACGATGGCACTACTGCCGGTGGTGCCCCTCTTGCAAAGGAGTCTCAGCTTACGTCTTCCAACATCTCATTCCAGCAGTCAGGGACTGGGGCTACCAGCCGCACCGTAGATGTTAAACTCAAGGAAGTAGTCAGCGTCAAAGACTTCGGCGCAGTAGGCGATGGAACGACAGACGACACTGCAGCTTTCAATGCAGCATTGGCAGCGAGCTACGCTGTCTTTGTTCCGCCTTCGACTAGTGGTTACAAACTGACCTCTGCCATCACGATTCCTGCCAATACAAGTTTGTATGGTCAGAACAAACGAACAACAAAGATTCTTCATTCCTACAACGGAAACATGTTCAACATGAGCGATGGAGCTTCTTTGCGGGGACTTTACTTAGAAGGACAGGGTGCGACATACAGTGGCTACGGTCTATATTTCGCTGGGACCGACGGTAGGCAGCTAGTACAAAACTGCAAGATTATCAATTTCGATAGTGCTTGCGCCTATTTTGAAGTAGCAGCTGGCTCTCAATGCGTATTTATTGATGTCGAAGCGTACAGGGTTAGTGCTGGTACGGGAACTAGTCGTTGCGCTTTTGAAATCATTTCCACGCAACAGCTTTCCGCAGTCCCGCGCAAGTTCTCCCATATTGAGACTGGTGGCCAGTGTGCGTTTAATTTCGGTGGTTGTAATGATACATTCGTTACAAACTCGTTCCTTGGTGATCTGATATATACAAATCAATCACGAGGTGTATTGATTACAAGTTGTCGAATTGCAAACCAAACATCCTTGATTGTTGATGGTCACAACAACGCCATCATTGGCTGTGACATCGCACCACAGATCACGATTGCGGCTGGCAGTTCTGCGGACAATATTGCAATTCAGGGCAACAGCTACAACGTCCTTCCAGTGATTGACAACAGTGGTAATGGACGAAACCTAGTAGATTACTGGAGCGTGACATACACTCCTGTGATGACTAGCGGAGGAACCGCGCCGAGTCTTGGAAACGGAACCCTCACGGGTGTCGCCTCCAGAAAAGGAAACACGGTCACGGTGAACATCGCTTTGACGCTTGGAAGTACCACAAGCCTTGGAACGGGTGACCTCCGGTTTTCACTTCCGACATTCGCGACAAGCAGCATCTTCAGTCAGTGGGCCGGACAAGCAGCTATGACTCGTGGAGGGACATACTACACCGCTCCAGTGCAGGTTGTCGGGGCTGGCAACAATTGGGTCCGACCGATTAGAGATACGAGTGGTCCGGTAACGTTCAACAGTCCAGCTACTTGGGCATCTGGTGATACGTTTACGCTTTCATTCACATACATCATCTAAGGAATTGGTATGTTAATTCTTCTCGTATCCAGGGAGGTGTATGAGTAATGCACGTTCCCGCGCCAATACCCCTGCATTAGGGACATCTCAAGCGACAACCAGCGGTTCATCCAAGGACTTCACGATCCCCTCGTGGGCCAAGAAGATCACCGTGATGTTGAACGGGGTATCGACCAACGGTGCCTCTGCGCTCCTCCTGCAGATCGGCTCTGGTAGCGTCTCCAACACTGGCTACAACGGCCAGGCATGGACAGCTACAGGAGGTGGGATGATCACCTCAGGGATGCCCCTGACGACTGCCTCAGCGGCTGCTGCTTCAGTAAACTCAGTGGCTGTCCTCACTCTCTTGGGGAACAACACCTGGGCATACTCTGCCCTCACAGGTGTGGCCTCCTCAACCAACAACGGCTACCACGCTGCTGGTGTCAGTCCTGCGCTGACTGGGGCCATTGATCGCTTACGTCTCACCACTGTAAACGGCACCGATGCCTTCGATGCTGGTTCAGTCAACATCTTATTTGAATAACCATGGACCACTTAGAACAGCGTATTCTCAAGCTAGAGTACCGCATGGATGACCACCAAGAGGAGCTGAAGAAGCTCCAAGACATCTCAGAGACGCTCAAAAGGAGTCTCGTGGGTATCGAGAAGACCCTCTCTCAAATCAAGTGGTTAGCCATGGGTGCCTGTGCTGTAATCGTAGGCCAGTCAATTGGCTTTGACAAAGCTCTCAAACTAATCTTCGCATGACAATAAGCAAAGCTGACGAGAAGGCTCTAGGTAGCCTTCACGGTAAGCTCGCTGAGGTACTTACGGAAGCCCTGTCTCAAGACTTCACTGACCCTGAGACAGGTCTCTCCATGCCACCTGCAGCCATCCTCAACGTTGCCCGTCAGTTTCTGAAGGACAACAAGATCGAGGCCATAGCTGCCCAAGGTTCACCTCTAGGCGATCTTTCCGACCTCCCCGTGTTTGACGATGACAATGTCGTCCCAATCCGAATGTCATCCAAATGACCTACACCGTCTATGGCCGACCAGGATGTGGCCCCTGCCTGAATGCTAAGGAACTCCTGAAGTCCAAGGGCAAGGAGTTCGAGTACATCGACATCATGAACCTGGTTCCAGTGGAACTGGATGACTTCAAAGAGAAGCACCGCTCAGTCCCCCAGATCTATCTCGGAGACAAGCACATAGGTGGTCTTCAAGACCTGACGAACCACCTCACCAATTAAGCAGCCCACAAGGCAGTTTCTCAGTGGACCCTAGGTAACCCCTAGGTTCACTCTGAAAACGTCTTCTAGACCCCTTTAAACCAATCTATGACCCATAAGCACCCAGTACTCTCTGACTTCAGGAAGTTCTCCTACGTTATTTGGAAACATCTGAACCTTCCAGAACCTACACCGGTTCAATATGACATTGCCCATTATCTACAGAACGGACCTCGACGGTCTGTCATCGAGGCTTTTCGAGGGGTAGGCAAATCCTGGCTGACTTCAGCCTTCGTGTGTTGGCTCCTGGTCAACAATCCCCAGCTCAAGATCCTCGTGGTCTCCGCAAGTAAGGAACGAGCTGATGCCTTCTCAACCTTTGTAAAGCGATTGATCAATGAAATTCCCATGCTTCAACACCTTAAGCCGAGTGACGGCCAAAGGGATTCGGTTATTGCTTTTGACGTTGGTCCTGCTACTCCTGATCATTCTCCCAGCGTCAAGTCGGTCGGTATCACCGGTCAGATCACGGGTTCCCGAGCAGACGTACTCATCGCTGATGACGTAGAGGTTCCCAACAACTCCTCCACCCAGATGATGCGAGACAAGCTCTCTGAGGCTGTGAAGGAATTTGACGCCATTCTGAAGCCAGGTGGACGGATCATCTACCTAGGTACCCCTCAGACAGAGATGTCCCTCTACAACCAGCTCCCTGAGCGTGGCTATGAGGTCCGTATCTGGCCAGCCCTGTACCCAGAGCTGTCTCAGGTGATCAAGTACCAGGGCAAGTTAGCCCCCATGATCACCCAGGGACTGGAGCAGGATGCCTCTAGGGTCTCCCAGCCCACAGATCCCAAGCGTTTCTCTGAGGAAGACCTACTGGAGCGTAGGGCATCCTATGGCAAGGCAGGCTTTGCCCTGCAGTTCCAGCTCGACACATCCCTCAGTGATGCCGACAGGTACCCTCTGAAGGTCTCAGACCTGGTGATTCAGAACCTGAACCCAACCATGGGTCATCTGAAGGTGGCCTGGGCTGCTGCACCTGAGCTGTGCATCAACGATCTCCCCAATGTGGCTCTGACTGGAGACCGCTTCTACAGACCCATGTGGAAGTCGGACGACATGAATGAGTACACAGGGGCTGTCATGTCCATTGACCCCTCAGGTCGTGGTAAGGACGAGACCGGCTATGCCTGTGTCAAAGCCCTGGCAGGTAACCTCTTCCTCACGGAGGCTGGAGGGATCACCGGAGGCTATGAGCTGGAGACCCTGGAAGCCCTGGCCTATGCAGCCAAGAGGAACCAGATCAAGTACATCATCATCGAGGCCAACTTCGGTGACGGTATGTTCACCCAGCTCCTCAAGCCTGTCCTAGCGAGGATCTATCCCTGCACCGTGGAGGAGGTGAAACACTCCACCCAGAAGGAAGCTCGTATCATCGACACCCTGGAACCCGTCATGTCCACCCATAGGCTCATTGTGGACCAGAGGGTGATCCAGAAGGACTTCGATACAGCCCCTGATGTGAAGTACTCCCTGTTCTACCAGATGACCCGTCTTACCCGAGATCGTGGTGCCCTGGTCCATGATGACCGCTTGGATGCCTTAGCCATCGCTGTAGCCTACTGGACTGAGACAATGGCCAGAGACAACAACAAGGCAGCTACGGACATCAAGTCAGCAGCCATGGATAAGGAGCTGAAGAACTTCCATAGGAATGTCTTTGGTGTCTCTGAACGTCCTCAGACCACCTGGATGACTAGATCGTAGATCCTATATGAATCAAGGAGTTACCCAAGGGTTGCCCAATTGGAAAGCTCCTTGCTTTCTGAGGGATGATCCTGGGTTGCGAATAGCTACTTGGGGTTCCGGCTTTAGCTGGCTGGTCCTCATGTCGTGCTCAGGATGTAGGTGTCCTAGATGATGTGGGTTCCACTTCTCTCTCTCTGTTCTCTTCACAGATGTTGTAAGCTATTGTAAGCATATAATATCTGTAAATAGAATAGAGAGAGAGGGATCTGGAGCCTATATCGGCTAGGATATAGCTGTACTCTCAGAGACAACCTATAGGTTTCTATAGGAGTCTCTAGGTGATACCTCTAGGTATAGTACCATCAATGATAATACCAGCTATGATAGTCTTAAAGACAGTCCTCAGGACAACTAAGGGGGTACCCTAGGGTTGATCGATTAGAGGGCTTCTAGGGGTTCCTGGAGGCCTTCCTGAGGATTGTTCTTTAGGTGTGACTCTAGGGTCCAAAATAATTAGTTGAAAAAATATGTAAGCCCACCTCGAGAAATGGCGGTGGCGAACTCCCCCCTCTGCCCCTCCGTTTCCTCCCGTTCTGCCTCAGGTTTGACCTCAGGTTGGCACAGGGTCTGTCACAGGCTGTCGTAAGTCGTTGATTTATAACGGATTTATCTAGCTATGGAATCTAGTGCAGGGGTATCTAGAGGGTTCTACCGGTGCAAGAGTAAGTGTTGCGAAAATACAACACTGTGCATGCTCGTGCATCGGTGCGCTTTCGTTGTATAAAAACAACAGTCCTAGAGACCAACCTAGCGACTACTCCACGTTATCCACAGCACCTCCAGTTATCCACACTATCCACAGGATGCACCACAAGCGATCATTCCTGCACTGCTTTGGTGAGCATGCACCACAATGGAGACCACAGGACTAGCTCTAGGACCCTCGTTTTGAATACCTAAGGTTTCTAATCGGTGGGTTTTCAGGTTGGCACGGTTATAGCAAGTGTTATTGCAACCCTAGAGCTGTTCTAGGGGTTCACTTAGGAGTTATTCACATGCAAGTCTTCACATTAGAACACCTGATCAAAATTGAACGTGTAGCCTCTCGTGCTGTCAACGCTGCCAAGGCCTTTGCTGAGGGCACAGACCGCCAAATGCTTGAGGACCTCACAACGCTGATCTCTGAGGTGCGCCACGCTGCTAGCTGCACCCAAGAGGGTGAGGTTGTGATCGCTGACCTTTGGGTCACCCAAGAGGCTCGCACAGACGCTCTGAGGGTCGCAAACGAGCGCAAGGTCAAAGAGGCTGCAGATAAGGCCTTCGACTTGTGGAGCCGCTTCGGTGAGGAGTCCACGGCTGCTGCGGACAAGCTGGCTGCAACCCACAACGTGGACCGCTTCGCTGTCCGTGACGTGCTGAGTGACCTCATTCAAGCCTATTTCAAGAAAAACGGTCTCTGACAAAGCCAGCGCATACCCTTAGTCGCCTGAGGGTATCTGCGGGAATTGTCCCGATAACCTAGGAGTTACTACAATGCCAAACGCAAAAGACCTCGCCCTGTTAGCCCTGCAGCACCTCTGCTTGTTCATTGTCTACGGGATAGCATTTTTAACTCTGCTATACTGTTTCCTCGGCTGATTGCTTGACACCTGACAACAGTTGCCATTAGACAATCATTCTCTCATTCATTCTCTGGAGTTCCTATCATGACCCAAGTTCACCTCACCCTCAAAAGCCGCAACGAGAAGGTTGGCCCTATCCCTGTCTCAACCACAGAAGCCAAGAGCTGCCCTTCGGACTGTCCCTTTAAAAAATCAGGCTGTTATGCCGATGGAGGCCCTCTGGCCTTGTTCTGGGGTAAGGTCTCGCGCCACGAAGCTGGGGTGAGCTGGGGTGAGTTCTGCAGCTCTGTCGCTGGGTTGCCTGAGGGTCAACTGTGGAGGCACAATCAAGCTGGGGACCTGCCCTCTGAGGAAGGTTTTATTGATTTTGAGGCTATGACTGAGCTGGTTTGTTCTAATCGTGGTCGTAAGGGTTTCACCTACACTCACCACAATATGAACAAGGGCATGAATGCCCAGATTGTCCAGTGGTCTAATGAGCAAGGGTTCACTGTCAACCTGTCTGGAAACAACCTCAAGCATGCGGACACTCTAGCTGCCCTGAATATCGGCCCTGTGGTCGCTGTGGTTGACGCTGATCACCCAGAGAAGAGCACAACACCAGAGGGCCGCTCTGTGGTTGTCTGTCCTGAGCAAACCGGCAAGGCCAAGAGCTGTGCAGAGTGCAAGCTGTGCCAGAAGGTCAATCGTTCTGTGATTGTCGCCTTCCGCGCCCACGGGGTTAGCAAAAAGAAGGCAATCGCAATCGCTGTGGCCTAACCCTTACCAAGTGGCAATGGTTGCCCTCTAGGACGATCTAGAGGGTATCCGTGGACACTTTGTCGGGCCGGTCCTGCCCAAACCTCAGGAGAATTGATCATGCCAAAATTCATTGTGACTGCGTCATACATTACATATTGCACCGCCGAGATCGAAGCGGAGAACCAAGAGGAGGCCTTCGCCATTGCCAAGAGCATGGACGGAGGAGATTTCCAGCCCGATACATACGGTGGCAGCGACTGGAATATTGAAGAGGTCCGCGAAATTGAGGAGGTGAAATAATGAAGCTCTACTTCTACCGCTTGGGTGACTATTCCACGTTCAAGAAGGCCCTAGAAGCCAAGGCAACCCGTTGCCTGCTGTTGGATGACGCTGCTAACCCTAGCTTGCGCTCTGGTGCTGCTGCGGACGCTGTGGACGCCATTGTCGAGGCTGTGGATCTGTGCGCCGGTGCTGAGCCGCTGCAATTTGTCCTCACCACGGATGACGAGAAGATTTTGGACGTTTTTTAAGGGGTTACATCATGCGAATTTTCAAGGTAGGCGACACGGTCGCGTTCTCCTCCAAGTGGCTCAAGTCAACCCAAGCGCATGACCTTGGTCGGTCTCGTGGTGAGGTTCTAGAGGTGTCTGGTTCTGGTGGCCTGCTGCTGGTGTCTGTGCGCTGGTCTGACGGGCGCGTGACTCGTGCCCTGCACCAAAACCTCGTGACCTCTGAGCGTATGCACTTGGAGGCTGTATGACCAAGGCCCTACACCTTCCACCGGCCCAAATAGAGGCTCGCTTGGTCCACAACGTCCAGATGTACGAAAATGCCAAGTGGCCCAGTGCCACCACGAGAAACCTAGCGGACCACTGGAGGGATTGCCTCCACAAGTTCCACGACTACCAAGAGGGACGCATACCCTTGGCTGAGCTGCCCTCAGATGTCCGTGAGATGGGTTGGCAGATGCCAGCATGGGGCACCTATGGCAGTTGAGGTTGTGGCCCTGAATGTCCGCATACTGAGGGAGCGCATGGGCTTGGCTGTGCAAGTCAGGCACCCTGTCTTCCTGTCGTGGCACTCTGTAGCTACCTTCAGGCCTGAGATGTCCTACTACGCCAAGAGGTTTGCGCTGGACCTTGCCCAGAGCGCAGAGCCTTGGCCGGTCTGACTTTTCATTTTTTTAGGTGGTTTCACTTGGCCGGTCGATGGTTTCAAAAAGTAAGCGCATCGACTTGGCCAGCCACTGCGTTCGGTACATAAACCCAAGGGCTGACCAACAGCCTTTCGGTTTGTGTATAATGATTGCACAAGTGCTGACCAGAGCACGTTAATACGCTGGGTGTAGGGGCGGACGCCTTCGGGACAATCCTACAATCTCTAAGAGTGTGCCTTCATGTCGAGGGCACATCATTGGAGATTATCATGACTTCTGAACAATTACAGGAAGCCATCGACAAGACCATGGCCATGGCTATGTCTACACTCGGTGGCTATCAGCACGACAAGTTCCGAGAGCTGGCCAAGGAGCACCTACAGGCCCTCTTCAAGGTCCAGGCTATACGCGCATCCATGGTGGTGACACCTGGCATCCGTCCTGGTGCTATCCAGGAGGTGCAACCATGACCCAAGGAGCATGGCCTACATGGCCCTTCACACGCCTGTCTCCCAAAGAGATGGCAAAGCTACTCAAGGCAATTGAGGGCCAGCGTTTGGCTGACTATGAGGAGGCACCACTATGATCGGATGCGTGAACCACGATTGCGAGCAGTGTAAGGCACAGTCAGAGCAAGAGCGTGAATGGGTTGGTCTAAGTGTGTTTGAAATCAACGACCTTATATACACAACAGACTACGATGACTATCGGGGCTTAGTTGAAGCTACAGAAGCCAAACTTAAGGCTAAGAACTCGGTATGAGCACCCGTTGGTCTGGCACTGTCTTCTACCTGGTGGGCATGGTCCTAACAGCCCTCAACATCTACCCGCTCAACCTGGTCTTCGGAGCACTCGGCGGCACCCTCTGGTGTCTCGTAGGCATCAAAGCGAAGGACACAGCGTTGATCGTGGTGGAGGCCGCTTCGGCAGGCAT